GGGTCAGCTCCCAAGTCAATATGTTTTTTAACTCCGCTTAAATTTCCAAAGGAAATAGAATGTTTTAATGCGTCAGCCAATTTAGATTCGTTACTAGCTTCTTTCAAGTTTATGTTTTCTTTAAATTCTTTCACACTGATTTTTGTTTTCATTTTATTTCTCCTTTTTTACTTTACCTCACTCTTACTATTTAATTATACACTAACCACGTACCGTTGTACATACTTATTATAACAGTTTTAATTTTTAATATATGTAGTTTGTATTTAGACTAAATATAAATCTTTGAATAATAAGTTGGATTTGTGGACAACAATTTGATCCAGTCATCTTACTTAAACCTGGAACCATATAAAGAGCTCCATCTTCCGAATTTGCATTTCTATCAATTAATATAGTTACTTTATTTTTATTTGTAGGCCAGGTTATTTCCATTCCCATTGAATTTACACCTTGATCTGAATATACTATATCTGAGTAAAGGAAAAGTTCATTATATTCTGGTAATTTCCTTAATATTCTATTGCAGTGGTTTACTAGTTGAAAATCATTAATTCGTTTAGGCATTTTAAATACCCCCATTTATTCTATATAACATTATTATTATAAATAAACATAATAAAATGCTATTTATTATACAACTCCAATTAAATATTATTTTATTAGCATCAAATCTTTTTTCACTTAAACAACCATAATTATATATAAGACCAAGTGAAATTATTATAATAAACAAATTAGTCAAATTAAAAAATAACATTTAATTTATCCAATTCTAGTCTTATGTAATATAAACCCAAAAGCCATAAGTGTCCCAAGTTAGATAAAACTAAAATCAACTCTGGATAGGCTTTAAAAGTATTTAAATAAATTAATGTAGTAGTAAAAAAGAAAAGTAATATTTGTGCACTAACAATAGCTTGTGTGGGTGTACAAGTTTTATTTAATAAATCTAACTTCATTTTATTTCTCTCCTTCATTTTTTACTATTTAATTATACCATAAAAAAATGGTCTTGTAAAGTTTTATTTTACAAGACCATGTACCACAATTTCTTTTAGTATTTAGTATTTTTCTGGTTGAGTTCTTTTAGTTTTATTCCATCTTTTTGGTATACCAACAGTTGGTGTATAGTCTTCAATTTTATCAACAAAAATTGTTTTGAATTGATCAAAACTAAGTGTAGATTGTCCGCTGGCTTTAACTTTAAAGTATTCACCTTTTTCTATAACAAATGACTTCTCATTTTCTGTTCCTTTCTCACCTCTTAAAATAGTAGAATCCACATGAATTTTGTTAAAGACAAACCAAATATCTCCATCCATATATTTTTTAACCCTATCACCCATTTCTACTACTTCATACATAGTTTTAACTGCACCTTTATGAGTGTCAATTAAAATATCGGATGGAACTACTCTTCCTCTTTCTGGATTTAAGTTTTGTTTCATCGCAACATTTATATCATTTATAACCCAAACAATATGTATGTTTTGTTTAGAATAACCCATGATTTCAGCTTTATATGACAAGCTGATTAATTTTCTAATATCTCTTAGTGTTGTATCAAAAATTAAATTTGGTTTCTTTTCTGGAGTGGAAGTAAGAATGCTATTTTCTAAAGCGTTAAGTCTTTTATCTCTTAATTTAAAATCATTTATAATTTCATGCAATTTTTTAACATTATCTGGATTTGTTAAATCAAATGTTGCAATATCTTCTCCAGTTTCTTGTTTTAAGATGGCACGAAGTTTCATAGATTTCATTGCTAACCTTTTAAGCTCATCCGGATCCATTACTCTTCCTTCTATTCCCAAAAGATTATCTAAAACATAACCTTTTCCGGAACCTGCTCCGCCTGCCAATATTACAACTTGACCATATTTCGGACGTCTATTATTAAATGTTATTAAAGCTTCTTTAAAAGCTTTTTCTTTGAATTCTTTTACACTAATTTTTGTTTTCATTTTACTCACCACCTTTTAAAATTCTTGACCTTCCCACTGACCAGTTTCTGTGTTCCAACCTAAGTTTATAATTTCGTTTCTAATTTCTTCCATATTTATAACTTTCCATCCAGCTCCAAAATCTATATATAAGTCTTTTTGATGTGGTACTTCCATAATTGTTGATAAATTCCATTCTGGAGAATTGTCTAATAGAAAGACAATTGATTTAACTCCCCATTTTGAACGTCTGATTATTACATTATGTAAACTTTCATTTTCGGGATTGCTCTCCGTAATTTCAATGGCTTTTGTTTTCAATACTAATTCATTACCTATTTGTTCTTTGAATTCTTTTACACTGATTTTTGTTTTCATTTGAACCCTCCATAGTTTTTAGAAAGTGTCTTTTTGTTTCACCCTCTCACTATTTAATTATACACTATTTTATATTTATTGTACAATTTAAATAATATTAAAAGTTATGACCAATGACCTTCCAACATATATATTTATAACAGAAATAAAGTATATAGAAAAAAAGACGGATATTAAAAAATATCCGTCTAAAGTATAACAGGAGGCAGATACTACTTTCACAAAATAGTATCCTATGAGGAACCACACTGTTCCTCAATTTCTATTTTAATATAAAACAAAAAGTTTTATTTAATAACCTCTATAGCTTGCTGGTTTTTTTCTTTGTTCAGTTAATTTATTATAGATATTAATTATTTTTTCAATTAAACATTCATACGTATCAGCTTTATTTGTTAGAATAGAATATAACTTTTCACCGGATTTTGCATGTCTCAATTCTATAAATTTTGAAGTGAATACATGAATAGAAATTATTCTTTTAAATACTACAACACTTGGTTCTTTTGGTGAGGTATAACATTCATATCCTTTTGCTTGTAATTCATTTGAAATTTTTAAACTAATTTTTTTAGTTAGATCTTTTAATTCTTTTTCCATTTCAATTTTAGCTTCGAAATATTCGTGGAATTGTTTTATTTCATTTTTCTTTTCTTTTACAGTTTTTACTAATTCTTCAGTTTTTACTTCTTTGCTTGTTTTTACTTCGTTGGTTTCTTTTGACATGTTAATGCCTCCTTTAGTATTATTTTTTACTACCTTCATTTATAATATAATCTAAAAAGGTTATACCCTTTATAAATTTATACATATCCGTATCTTTTTTTCCAATAACAAATAAGCTTGTGTATAAAACTTTATATAAGTTGGCGCTCCAATAATCTTTATGTATTAAATTATTTAAGGTTATGCCAAAATATCTATTTACTTTTGCTAATAAAGTTAAACCAAAAGCTCTTCTTGTTGATATTAAAGTTTTTGCATTTAAATTATGAGCTGGTTCAACATTAACAATTAAATCTTGTAAAGCGTCTGTTGTTAATCTATAATATTTTCTTAACAATACTTTCAAAACTTGATCATCATTTGGATTTACTACAAGTAAATGTATTAGATAATAATTAATTAATTTATTTATTTCTTTTTTATCTTTCATTTTATTTAAATAATTAATAATAATACTCGAGATCATATTTTTACCGCTAAATTGTTCTAATAATTTTTCAAATTCCATTTATATGTTCTCCTGTTTGATTCTCTATATTATTATACTATTATTTATATCATATAAAAAATTGATTATTTAATTTACCAACTCCCGGAGAAACTATTTTAGGAGATTCCACTTTTGTTGAATTTGCAATATTTGTGTTAGTTGTATTTACATTTGTTGAAGTAGTTCCCTCTGTATAATATGTTTTTTGCTTTTCTTCAAAATCTTTTTTTTCTTTTTCTTTTTCAAGTAATTCCCGTTCTATTTTATCGGCATTACTTTCTTGTGTTGGAGTATCTAATTTATATTGTTTTATATCAATTAAATAGTCTGGGGTTATAGCGTCCAATTTATCCAAATAATAATTAAAAACTTTAACTCCTATTAGTTTTGCGTAAAATAATAGATCTTCAATTACTCCACCAAACCAATCAAAAAATGGTGTAAACATATCACTCAACATATTTTTTGCATTAGTTAAACCAGCTTTAACATTTTCAAATGCGTCTAATAAGTCTTGTTTTGATGCTTCAAAGAACCCTGATATGGATTTACCAATATCTGAAAAGAATTTTCCCCAATAATCAAATATTTCTGACATACTAAATTCACCAGTTATTGATTCAACCCAATGAATTAATCCACCAATTGCACCACCAATTAATCCACCCAAAACAAAACCAATTGGTCCTCCAAAAGGAATACCCATAACGGATCCGATCGCAGCCCATTTAGATATTTTTGAAAACATTCCACCACCAAAAAGTATTCCGGATAATCCACCCTTAATTCCTTTTTCACCAGTTTCTTTATTATGAAAAAATCCAATAATACCATCTTTAACCATATTCCAAACACCAGCAAGAGCTAGTCCGGCCATTGCAACAACACTAAACCCAACGGCTAAACTTCCAGAACCCAATGTAGTTACAGCGGTTAGAAGATAAGTACCTATAGAACTAAGACCTGCCATAATACTTGTACCGAGGTTGGCCAAAATTGGCATAAGATAAGCGCTTATTCCACTAAGACCAGTCATGATTGCTCCGCCCATCCAACTAAACAGTGCTATAAGTGGTGCATAAATAAATCTTTCCATTCCAACATCCAACAAACTTCTTTCTTTAGTTCCAGAAAATATATTTCTTTTCTCTTTTGGTTTTTCATCTTTTGCACCATCGGTTGTTACAGCGGGCAACGTTTTTTTCTTTAAATCTTCGTCCTGAAATACAGATTTGAAATTATTATTTAATAAATCCAAACTTTTTACAATCATCCGAAAATAAGATTTCTGTAATTTCCTCGAATTTCTTTTATCTTCAGTTTTAACTACCGGGAAAAATTCTTCTTTTGAAGATTTGTCTAAAAACAATACTTTAAAATTATTATTTAATAAATCCAAACCATTTACAATTATTTGCAAAAAAGAACTATTTTTTTCATCTTTCTCCGAAAATTCTTCTTTTAAAGATTTGTCTAAAAACAATACTTTAAAATTATCATTTAATGAGTCTAAACCATTTACAATTATTTGCAAAAAAGAACTATTTTTTTCATCTTTCTCCGAAATAATTATGGCATCAGAAATATCACTTTTATCGTCAAACATTGAAGATATAGTTGTGAATGATTTAACATTTTCATAAATACTATCTATTAGTTTATCTGTCATATTTGTTATTTCATCTAATATTAAATTATTTGTAAAATTTAATCCGTTCATTGAATTAACACAAACTACTGCATAATTTTTAAAACCGGAGTCAAATGAATTCATCAACATATCAAATTTATCATTTAATATTTTAGGAACATTCTTATCATTATCAGGTACAATTAATTCAGTACTAACTTTATTTTCTGGGATGTTATTCTCACCACCAGCAATATCCAATAAATCCATTTATATTCTCCTTGTTTTAAATTATTTTTTTGGTACTAAGGTTTCTATTTCTTTTTCATTTGTATCTTTTTTATCAGCTTTTTGTAATTTCACAAGATAATTCATATATTGTAAATATAGATCTGAGTCTTGTTTAGATTTTAATAATTCCATTTTGAAATTATCATCTATTTCTGTATCTTTTAAAAAGTTTTTAAATAAAGATTCATTGTCCATTTCTTTATTTATATCATCATGAATAAAATATTGAAATTCTTTCCAATTAGCTTCAAATACTGGAAGACCGGTTATAGCTTTATTTTTTCTTCTTGCAACTTTACAACCTAAAGGTGGAACTGCCATTGCAACATCACCGGTTGTAACGGTTTCCGCTACTAAAGAACATGTAAGTCTTACAGCTTTCTTGACCATAGATTCAAAAATTGTAAATTCATCAGAATTTATTTTTAAATCCACTCCTAACTTCTCGGTTAAATGAAAATATACTTCATCATAAACTTTTTCTACAAAAATATCATTAGATTTAGTTTCTTTAACTATTCTATTAAAAGATTCTTGTAAATATTTATAATTAGATTTATTGTTTTCATGTAAACATTTATCTTTTAAAATATTAAACATATTGTATTCACTCCTTCTAAAAATTCTTATTTATTATAATTTCTGGTCATTAATTTTTTGGTGGGTAAACACCTTCCATTAATCTTTTTCTATTTTCTTTAAAATTTTTTACATTAAATCTACTTTCATTTTTAGCTAAACTTTTTTTCCTTTTAGCTTTTTCTTTGTCTGCTTTAATTTTAGCTTTTTCTTTTTCTTTCTTAGCTTTAATTTTAGCTTTTTCTTTGTCTGCTTTAATTTTAGCTTTTTCTTTTGGATCCATTTTTTCTAATCTTAATCTGTCTCTACTTTCCTGAAATTTTTATACATTAAATATACTTTTCATTTCATAATCTCCTTTTTATTAAATTCTTTTTCCTTTCACATAGGCTTGTCGACTCAGATTTGGTTCCTGTGCTTGTTTCTTTAAATAAGTCATTTTATCCTTATGGAGTTTATCTTGTCTATCCAACTCCTCATCTGACCAACCATTCTATAGTCTAAATTTTTGATACATTTTTTCTACATGGTGCATATACATATTTTCATCATGATCACCTTCACATAATCTTTTTTTAAATTCTTTTATAGTGATTTTAGTTTTCATTTTAAGTTCTCCATTTCATTAAATATTTACAACTGAAATTAATATTGAAAGATTTCCACCCTCATCTTTATTTCTTCTTATAGATAATCGGCCGTTTTCTGTAGAATTATACATTTTAGAATCGGTTGATAAACCAGCTGGTTTTTCATCTACCCTATTTGCTAAACCATAAGAAACTGAGTTTTCGACATCAGTTAAAGAAGTTATTTCAACAACTTCAGATCCATCACTATCAATTAAAATTAGACCAAATCTGTTTAATGCGGATTTTATTTGTGATAACGGAACTTGGTTAAAATTAGTTAATCCCTTTGAAATTTCTAACAATGCTTCTTGGATTGTTTTTAATTGGCTATCATTTATAACGGATTCTTGTACAACTTTATTTAAATTTTCTTCTAAAAACTGTAAAAAATAATTCATTATTATATCTCCTATTTTATGTTCTGTTTATATTATTTATAACAAAGATTAAATAACAGTTAATATAATTTTTTTTAATAAAGCGTAAGAATCAACTATGTCTTCAATTGGACTTTTTGTATTCTTAATATAATCATTATTATTTATATCAAAAATATCTAATATTTTATTTGTTTCGTCCGAATTTATTTCTCTAAACTGTTTTAACATATTTTCCTTTTTTGCAGTTCCGGAACCAGTGAAATATTTTTTTAAAACAGTTGGTTTAACTGTTAATAAATGTTTAGTGACATTTGGTAAACAAGCTATCTTGTATTTAATTAATCCGGAAAGTTCTCCAATATCAACTAATTTACCCATTCCTTTATAAGCATATCCTTCAATTCCAATAGCAATGGCATCTTCGTCTTTTGAATATAATTTTATGATTTTTAAAATTTCATCAGCAATTAACCCATATCTCAAGGTATTTTCAAAATCTAGGTCTCCAATAAAGGCGATATTATCAACTCTTTGGTCTACTGTATCAAAATTAAATAAAAATCCTTCTGATGTCAACTTTCTTTTCTTTGCAACTTTATCAGAATTAAAGTAATAAAAATAATATTTTCCGTCTTTTAGTATGGATATACCGGTACAATTGATTGATGGATCAATTCCAAAATAAACCATTAGTCAAATCTCCTGTTATTTGTTATAATTATAATTCACCAAAAGGTGTACTTGTTGTAATTAAAATAGAGTTTTTATCAACATAATCTACAAAATCTTCCCTTATTTCATCAAATTTCTCATCTCCAACGGCAATTATGGACTTAATGTCAGTGTCTAAAATGTTGTCTGTTTCAATATTAAATTCATCATCTGCTGTTGCATATTTTTTAACTTTAACTTCATAAGCAATTCTTGTTCCTAATGGAAATTTATGTGCTTCATTAGTTACATAAGTAATTTGGTATAATTGTTCGGTAAAATCAAAATAAAAAATGTCTCCAATGGTCGGTGGTCCTAAAGTTTCATAATCTGTACTTAAGGACTCTTCAAATTCTAACATGGAAATATAAAAAGTTAGATCTCTTATTCCTTCCCATGCAAACTTACTAAAATTATCTTCCATATTATCAAATACAGAAGTTGGATTATCTAGTTGGATAACCATTTTATAAAATTTATTAAATTTATATATATCTTCACCAAAAACATTATTGGAATATAAGATGGCTTTAGGGAAATATCTAACTTCTTGACCAGATATTTCTACACCCTCTTTATACAATTCACGTATTAAGTTAATTTCATTTGGATTGGTCTGATCTGTATTTCTAAAATAATTATTTTTAGCCATATTGTTTTCCTAGTTTACGAAATATTCATCTTTGAGGTAACTTATAATTTGTACTTGTAATCCATTCATTTCTTTTTGATTATATAAAGCTAATCTAAATTCAGGGTATGCTTTCATTTCCTTATCGTCAGTGTCATTTCCTCTTATAATAAAACCTAAGATTAAATTACCATCACAAATTGCATATAATTGAAACGTATCATAATCTAAAACATCAGCTGATTTTTCACTTTCCATATCATTACTATCTAATGGTGTAAAGTAAGTTTTTGCTAAATAGTTTATTGAGTCAGAAAGAACCGGTTCAACTTTTAAAAAACCACCAGTTAATTTATTAGTAATTATTCCGAACATGCCGAATAAACTAAAATTAATTTGTGTTAATAAATCTATCATTAATTCTTTATCACTAATACCATCTACACTTTTAAGTTCTTTAACTTCATGCGGTCCAATTCCACCCGCAACTTTTCCAACTGAAAAGTTTAGCTCTTCTACATTTTTCATTTTCATAATTTATATCTCCTTAAAAAGTTTCTTTCTTATATTATTTATAAATCGGTTTCATCAATTGTCATTGATTCTATTAACTGATTAATATCACCATCATTAAAATCAACAGTTATGGATTCTATTAGTGCGGAAGGATCTACACCAACAGGTTTCCATAAATTACCTTGAATATTAATTGTAAAACCAGCTGTAAAATTAAATAATTTATGTTGAACTTGATCTAAATCCGGTGATGTTGATGGAGCAGATATGGATAAAGCTAAATCATACGGAATATTTAATCCAGCCAAAGCATTCTGTTTTAGTGTAAATGTTGATGCAAAATATGGTAAAATTTGTTCTAAGATTGAATAACCAACATCATTACTTTTAGCAATTACATCGACTTGATAAATAAAATTATATGGAATTGGGGTATAAACCTTATTATCACCACATTGTAAAGTATTTGTTCCGAGTCTGTTATAACTATTGTTATAACTCATTTGTGATAAGTAAAAACTCATAATTGGTAATTGCTTTTCTATTTTTGGATCAGATATTATATAATTATAAATATCCTTTCTTTCTTTAAAATTATGACCAAATATTAATTTAACTGGTTTAAATATTTGGTTTTTATCTTCATCAAAAGAAACATACTTTAAATTGGAAAATAACACTCCAATTAAAGCGGTATATTTCTTTATAGATCCGTGATAAAATTCTTTATTTTTGAACATGATTTAACACTCTCCTAGATATTTTTATACCAATTTACTAATAACTCTGCAATCATATTTAGAATTCTTCTTTTAACAATAATTTGTTTTTGTTTAAACATGCCTTTAATGTGAGCTGTTAATTTATCATTTTTCATAGATTGTATAACTATTCTCATATTTTTATCTTCAGCTTTTTCTAATTCAGCTCTATATTTATTTTCAAGTGAACTTATAAAAGATTCAAAATTATCAAAATCTTTATTATCTATTTTTACTCCACCTGTTAATTCTTCAACAACTTTTGATATTGCTTTTTTTGCAATATGTTTTTTATATTTCTTAAATATTTGATATTTTAAACCTATTCCTATTAGAGCAATATTTAAAATAACCGATACTATCATTATACCCATAACTATATTCATTGTATATCCTCCTGATTAAAAATAATGTGCGTTTTTAAGTAATTTATTTCAGAACTATTTAAAATTATATCAAAATCTTTGGTTAATTGAATTATATCATCAAAATCAATATTATACGGATCTGTATGAATTGCAATTAATTCTTCTATCCGCTTCATTTTTAATTGATCTATTTCTGTATTGGTTTCAGTAAAATAACTTCCTTCTAATAAAAATTTATCGATATAATTTTCTGTGTCTGGTGTCCATATACTTAATTTTGTTTTCATTATTTAGCCTGTCTTAATGTTTTTCCTACTAATAAATCAACAACCTCTGGTGTTTCCATTTCCATAACATCACTAATAAATAAAGGTATATCCAAATCAAAATCAGTTATTTCATAATAACCTTTTGTGTTATTAATATTTGGAAGAAATTCAAAAATTAATTTTTCACCTTCAGTTCTTGATTTAATTTTTGACTTCATTTTTTCGTAAATTTCTCTTTTAAAACTATCTACATCAAAAGCAGAATGTTTATCACCTTTGTAATAATCATTATTTCTTGTTGATAATGTTCCGCTTAATTCAGTTATATAATCTTGTAATATTTTATAAATTTTATCTGCATTAAGAGACGGGTTTAAAATACCTTCTACATTTTCTTGAAATTTTTCTTTTCTCATTCCTTTTTTAAAAATACTTTGTGTTAAATTCATGTTAATAATCTCCTTCTTAAGTTTAATATATAATTATTTATAACGGTTTAATTATTATCTTCTATTGTATACATATCAAATGCAAAAGTTACTTTAAATGTCATTGGTGAAGATTCTGCATTAGTAGTTGAAAAATTTAAATTTGATATACCAATAGGAAATAAATTTAAATATTGAAAATAGAATTCTGGTTTAATTAGATCATTTTCCAATACGAATAATTTACCTGTTGAGAATGTATAAACATCAAATAAACTGTCTGGAACTTCTGTAAAAGAATCTATATATTTTTGGTTTCCATAATATTTTAACCAATTATAAAAATATTTATAAGTTTCCAATTTACTGTCTAGTAAAAAAGTTACGTCGAATTCACCAAATACTGGTTTAATTCCGGGGTAATGTAATGTTACACTTTGATATTCCCATGATTTTTTACCATGAGTCACACCGGGATGACTAAAGTCTAATACATTTAATTCAACGGTTTTCTGTTTATCAAATTCATCTTTTGCATCACTATCTAAAAAATTTCTGGATATTTGAAATTTATATGCACTATCAAATTTAACATTAAATTTATAACATTCACTTGCCATTTTAATAACTCCTTATTTTAAGAGAAGAAAAATTTAGGTGGTCTTTGAAATTCTAGTCTTAACCTTTCTTCTAATTTATCTATATCTTCTTTAGCTTCTTGTCTAATAGCATCCCCATTTAAAGTCATTCCACCTGGGAGTGTAATGTTACCAAATTTCATAAGATTAATACCCCATTGGTATTTAACTTGAGCAACACAATATTTTTTCATCCATTCATTATTAAAAATACTATCTTTTATTACTAATTCGCCCGCATCATTTTTTTCATAAGCATCAATCATATAAATTTGAAATGCTCTTTTCATGGTGTCAGCATTATAATCATGAACTGGGTTATTTTGCATTGTTAATGTTTGGGTAGTAAAATTAAAATCATAAGTATTAGTCGGAATAAATGTATCTTTAATCATATCAATAAATTGAGCTGTTTGATAATATCTATCATATTCATGAAAATTAGAATATAATTGCATTGGTGAGTTTCTCATGTGTAGAGAATTTCTCAAAAGCCAATCCGACATTCCAGCCATTCTTAATTCACCAATAATAGCAAGAACTAATTTACCATCAGTCACAGTTGAAATATCGTATTCCCTTTGATCTTTATCTAAGGTAACAATTAAAATATCTTCTTGCATACCGTCAAAATGTCGTTCTGAAAATAACATTACTGCGTCTGAAATTCTATTTAAAATTTGTTCATCATCAATATTTATTTTTATAACAGGTTCACCTAATTGTTGTAATATATACTTCTTAAATTTTTCATAATTAGTTAGGTTTCTCAGGTTCATTCTTAGACTCCTTATTCATATATTTTATATATTGGGTATGGTTTATATATTCAGCTGAAGAAGTAATTAAATATTCCCCGCATAATAATTTGGTAATATATACACGTTTACTACCATTATTTATAATCTGCATAATCTTTTCCTCCAATTATAAAAAATCCCGTATATGGTTAATATACAGGATTTTAAATGTAAACTTATACTTTGTAATATAATTATTTTTTTGATTTATTTTTATTACTTTTATTAACTTTTTTTAATTTTCTTTCTTCTTTTTTATTTGGTACTTCTTTTAAAATAACGTCTTCTTTAATCATATCAGTTTTTTCTTCCTCCACATTAATTAATTCAATTGGATCAACTTCAACTTCAATAGTAAAATCCGGTTCTTCTTTTTCAATTACCTTTTCAACTTTTTCTTCGTTTAGAGTTACATTCGGAACTTTTATTTCATCTTCAACATCATCAGATACAATACACAATAGAGTATTAAACCTTTTAGCTAATTTTTCAGCTTCTTCGTCTTTGATTATAATTCCTTCTTTTGGTACTATTAACTTTTTTGATACACCTAATACAATACAAACTTGTTCGTTCATTATTGGTTTTAATAATTTCATTTTAATTTTTCTCCTTTTTGTTTATATAATTATTTATAATTATTTATCTTCTTCAGTTTCAGGTTCTGGTTCAACAACTTTTTCTTCTTCGCCAGATTCATTTGGTTCACCATCAAAATCATCTAGAGAGAATTCGGTTTCATCAATTTCAAAGTCATCTTCTCCACCTTCTCCACCAAAATCTCCGCCCATTTCATCACCAAGATCTCCGCCCAAATCATCTCCAAAATCTCCACCTGTTCCTCCGGTTGAACCTTCTCCGAAGTCTCCTCCGGATTCATCTCCTTCATCACCAGGAGCTTTATTATCCATCAAACTTAGATTATCTATATCCAATCCATTAATTTTTGCAACTTCTTTCATTCTTTCATCATCATATTTAAGTATGTCTTTAAAAACATCCTTATGTGTAAAATATTTACCAATATGACTTTCCACTTTTGATAATAAATCTAGTCTTGTTGATAATAATTCCTGTTCAATCATTTCATCAAAATAGTTAGATTTATTCCAATTGATTTTTATATATTTTTTTATCTTTTTAAATTCACCATGATCCGCTATAATTTTTCTTGTAATTAAATCCTTTTCTATTAAATCATAAAATATTTCAGTAAAATCAGTTCTTAATCTTTTAGTAAATCTACTAAATTTAACTTCTTCCTGAGTTATTTCTTGACTGTGACCCATAGTATAACCACCGTCAGCTTCCCATCTAGATTTTGGAATTCTTAATGCTTTTTTAACTTTGTTATAAAAATAATCTAAGTCATCCAATTCACCCAAATTTGCTGCACCCGGTAATGAGTCAACTCTTGTTCCCGAAGATCCTGATTGAACTGGTATCCAGAAATCTTTTGTCATAGCCATTACATTTTTTCTATTAATTACATTATCACCAGAATCATCATAAGAAGCATCATTTTTAAATTTATTTATAAGCATATTCATGTGTTCTTCGGCTTTTGAAGTTGACATTCCAAAAACATCAATATAAAAAATCCTTCTTTCTGGTGCTCTTGATAATCTATAAATAAGTAATGACATTTCCAATAATTTTAATTGGTTCATAACCTTCATTACCGGATGTAAATAAGAAACGTTTGTATGTAATTTTTTATTATAGAAGCCAGAAGATACATAGGTAATAAACCTTTCATCAAGAATAACTTTTTTAATATTATAAGATTTTCCCAAATTAGCTCCACCAAATGAACTATTTACTGTCATTCCCGCTGCGGAGTTTTCGTAATCGATTTCTTCAAATTCAAATAAAGTTTTATTCATTGATTTTAAATGAAATTTTTTAATTTTAACAGGATCTATTTGATTAATGTCTTGTATTCCTCGTTCAATATCATCTTCAAGAAAAACACTTTCAAAAACAATTCTTCCATCAATATACCAATCTCTCCAGTATCTATAGGCTTTTGTGTGGAAATCCGTTAAATCAACTATTTTATCAAATGTTTTTCGAACTTCATCTGCAATACTTTCAGAAACCTTATCTTTAAAATCAGATAGATCTAAAGAAAGAACTTCGTTATCAGAATCCGGAAAAATAGCTTCTTCTGCAATTGTTGAAATAGCTTCCTCAATTTCTGTTTCGTCTGCAATATCTCTATATTTTTGAATTAATGCAGGTAAATTGATTAAAGTTAAATCTTTGTTTTGTTCATGTTTTATTACTTGAGAATCAAAATCAAATAATCTATTTTGAACTAATTCATTAAGTCTACTTATATTTAAACTATCATCATTATATTTATTTGATTGTTGGGTAGTTTCTTGATCTTCGTTTCTCCCCCAACTTTTTAAAACTTGGAAAGGTTTCTTTAGAAATCCCCATGTAGTTTTTTCGTCTGATTTTTGTTTTAACATTTAAGATCACTCCTATTTAAATAAATTCTGTGCTTTATTTGCTCGGCCTACTATATTTTTTATACCAGCTTGAACTCTGTTTATTATAGAATTTCCTCCACCAAAAATATTATTTGCAATTTCATCTTTATGATAATCCAAATTTTCTGGTGCAATAGCATCAAGATATGATAATTTAACAGTAAAGGTTTGAATATCCTCAGTTGTCACACTATATTTTAATTCTGATATAGATAATGGGAAAACTTCATTTAATTCACAATAATAAACTTCTTTTCTTTTTAAATCCAAAACACTTATTCTAACTTTTGCTTTAATATCATCCAAATAACTCATACCAACAACACCTGCATTACTTCTTCCGGTCATCTCAGTTATCCATGAATTAAATAATTTGTAAATACCATAAGTTTTATCGAGGTAAAAAGTAACTTCAATTGGATCCAAATCATAAGCTCCTGGGAATCTACGTTGAACTCCGTTGTACATAGTTGAAGTTGATTTTATAGTTTTTCCGGGGATAGTAACTTCTTTTATTAAATATTCTAAATCCCCAAGGTTTTCCTTAAAAGAAGCATTATTTGCCATATTAGCTGGAGGGGCTGAAATTGCAAAAGAAAAAATATTAGTTCGGGCTATATCTGAAACTTTTCTTTTTAATGTATGAATTTTATTTTCACCAAGGGGTTTAGAAAAATCGAATAGTTCTGGTATTGATTTAATTCTATCTACATAATCTAATACGTCTGTTTGTTTTTGTAAAAATTTATTTTCATAAACGGTATATTTACTAAGACTGTCTTTTATGCCCATTATTTATTCTCCAATTCTTTAATATATTTTAATTTAAAATCTTCTTTCTTAATGGAACTTAATTCTTTTTTTAATTCTTTAATCTTTTGGATTTTTGCTTTAATTTCTTCTTTTGTGAATGAAGATATTGGAATTCTTAATAATAAATCTGTATATTTTATTCCGTTTATATTATTTATAATGGTTTTTAATTTTGCTCGATTTAGTTTGTTTTTGTCAAGATCTAAAACCTGGGCAATATATTTTAACTCAATTATTTTTTTATTTATATTATCATTTAATTTATTTATAATAACTTTTTTTCTTTCATCATATTTAGATAATCTCCAATCAATGAAATCCTTAAAATAACTTTCAATATTTGTATAATTTCTAAGTTTTTTTCCATCACAAATTACATTTATATTATCAGTTGTAAAAGAGGTATTTAATTTAAAAATATTTTTAATTTCATCGGTTGTTAATTCTTCCACTAATTTGATAATTATATCGTATGTAGTCTTAGTATTATCCTCATAAGATTTAATTATACCTTGGGATTTTAATGTTTGTAATAATGAAGTAAATTTTTCCATTTTTATAAATGGATTAACTTCTATTATCTTTATGGTTTTCTTATTTATTTGTTCAAATGGTATATCAAACCAATATTTATTATCTTTAAAAGAAATTTTTCCATTGAAATTATTGAAATGTGGTAATAATTTTCTAGTTGGTTTTCCGGCCATGTGATTTTTTATAAAAGAAATTAGATTTTGTCTTTTTCTCGGATAAATTTTAACTGCGAAACCTGTTGCTATTCCCTCTACTCCGTTCAACAAGGTATGTGGTATTAATGGTAAAAAATAATCATAACAATTTTCTTCTTCATTTTCTATGATTTTATCTTTTTCATTTTTTAAATAATCTAATAATTCAATATCAACATTATAGAATTTTTTAAAGTTTTCGGAAAGTTTGATAAATGTATATCTTGGACTAGATGCGTAAGGAACAAATCTAGAACCAAAACCATCACCCTCCATTAAAGGATAATTATTAGCGGGTATATAGTCTGATGCTAATTTTGCAATAGCTGAAGAAAGGGATTTATCACCATGATGATAATGTGTGAAAGAAATAATATCACCAGTTAATCCGATAGTTTTTACTTCTTTATTTAATAAACCTTTTTTTAATGCGGTAAATAATATTTTTCTTTGTGATGGTTTTAATCCATCTTCAAAACTAGGAATTGCTCTATTAAAAATTGTATATAGTGCGTATTCTTTTAATTTATCATCTACAAATGTAGAAACTTTTAATGTATTCAATGTTATTGCCTCCAATTACCAATTATACTATTATTTATAATAAATATATTATATCATAATATAATAAAGAATGGAGCCTCTTATAACATTTTCTGTATTTTTTTACTAAGAAACTTTCGTACCTTCTCTTTAAGCTCAACAGAAGAATCTTCTATACCAAATAATTCTCTGATTTTATTTATTACTTCAATATCACTACTTTTAAAAAATCTAGTTGCACGTTTTCTGGAAGTATAAATCATATTAAATAAGAACCAAATATAGTTTTCTATTTTCGTATTTTTTATTTTTAAATAATATTGTGAAAGATCTAATCCTTTATAGTTATTTAATAGACCGGAGTTCAACTTCATATAGTCAACTGGATCTTCATCATTTATTTTTAAAGAACTTAAATAATTAATTAAACCATTTATAAAGTTTTCTATATTTTCATCAGCAGTATTAGTTTGATGAAATTGTGGAAAATATTGTCTTAAAATAGTATCCGTCATATTTTTATATAATTCATCTTTATTAATAACATTACCACTTTCTTTCTTATTCATAATATTTTCTGTAAATTTTGGATTTACAATTTTATATGTTTCACCGTTATCTGTTGTTATAACTATTCCTTCTATTTCATCTTTATTTATTAATGGAACATAATTTGAATTTATTGCATTTAAAATTTTATGGGTCCAATCTTTATTACTCATACCAGTTTTAGATAAATTTAACAATTCAGATATTTGTGATTCATTTAAGCTTCCGGTAAACATAGACTTTAACATAGAAAAATGTTGATTTAAAAATTTAGAATTCATATTTGATTTTATAACAACATAATTATTATCTGGAATATCTTTAATTGGAATAATTGGTTTAACACTATCTGGAAATAATTCACCAACAATCCACTCACCATCTTCCATTTCCAAATTTGATTCAATATAATGTATAATGTCATTATACATTGACAGAGTCATTAATTTTTCCCTAGATAGTTTTTTATTATTTCTTGAAAAATAATGAAATTTATTATCTTCTTTTTTAACAGAGAAGGCAACACCGTCAACTTTTTGTTTTATAGTTGTATTTTGTTGTAAAATTTGTTCTGGATTTTCTTCCTTATATAAATGTTTCACAATTTAATTCCCCTCTTCTGGTGAGTTTTAATTTCTTGTTAGCTTAAACTATAGCTCAGTAGATAAAAACTTCACATTCATTATTTTTGTGCCATTAGAACTTAGTTCGTATATAAATTTAAAGGCACTAAAACGAAAGAAAACATTATAACATAACCACTGACCTTTGTACAATTTAATTTAAATATTTATTTGATTTTAAATATTGGATCATTCCCCATAAATGTTTACATAAACCTTGACCCGCATTAATTGGTGGTCTGTCTGTTTTCTTTTTATAATTTCGTACATAAGCTCTAACATTTCCATCTAAATACCCATCTGGTTTATTATGAATAGCAAATCTCCAGTTAAAATCAGGACAGGTACAATTTACTTTACATGGATTTGTTCCCATTCTAGGAATTTCAAACCATACTTTAGTAGTCTGACCATTTTTACTTATAATATCGTGTTCTTTATAATTAGCATTTTTTGGATCTGTATAAACAGAGTCAACTTGAGAAAATAAAATATTTGTATTATAATCTTTACCTGTGCTAGATTTACTTGTAGAATAAAATTTTAATAATCTAGTTCCAGCATAATAATTAACTTTAAAATTATTTATCTGGATTTGATCTTGATACCTAGACACATTACGATAATTTTTTGACATTGTATTTACAAGATCATCCATAGTTTGTTCATTGAATTGAAATTTTAAAGTTTCAAAATTATACATTTCACCTAAAGCTAAAGATTTAATTATATTTTGATAAAAAACCTCTTTTTCTATAAGATTTTTTCCAATCCTTTCTATCATAGTAAGTTCTTTCATTTTAACAACCCCTTTTTTATTCGAAAGTTATACCATCTTCCTTATCAATATACATAGTTTTATTTGATGAGTTTTCTATTTGCATTGAATCTATATCATTCCCCTCCACCATTTCTATAACGTTATCTAAGGTTGTACTTCCGTCCATATCATCATCATCACCCCAATCTTCACCATCATTTTCTTCATCATCCCAACTACCCGGACCGGTTTCACCTTCAGCTGAATCCCAAGAACTTCCATCTGTAAAATAAATTGTTGCAAATAAATCTTCACCGTAACCAAAACCACTATCAGCTATTTTATCAATATTTGATAAAAATAATTGTTTTACATCAATTCCTTCTATTCGTTCCTTTAATTCTTTTACACTAATTTTTGTTCTCATTTTAATTTCCCCTTTATAGTTTAAAATTATTGCTTACCATTATTCCAATCCACTGTGCCTTTGTTATCAATATAAACACTTTCGCCATCAGAATTTTCTAAAATGATGGCATCTATTTTCATTCCTTTATATTTTAATTATATCACATAAAACGCAATATGTAAATAAGGCTAATGGTTTTTAAGACCACTAACCTTATTTATAATACTTTATTTAAATTATTTTGTTTCACTAATATTGATATATTCTCTAGCGCCAAATTCTTGTTGTTTCCCTTCATGATAATTATTTATAGATTTATAATATCCAATAACTCTGGCAAATATTTCACAAGGTATTTTTTTTGTACCGTCCGCCATATCAATTCCAAAAGTATTTAAATCATTTTCAGAATGTTCATTACAACAATAATCCATTTTAGCTCCGTGGTAACCACAAACTGGACAAACAGAAAAAACGGTTGTGAATGAAAAATATGGTATAGTGGTCTTATGTAATATTTTCCTTAATAAATTTGTTATTACTTCATCGGACACACAAGTTAAATCATCACCTATATAGAAATGGACCATTGTACCGCCGGAATGATATTTTTGAAGTCGATCTTGATTTTCCGCTAATTTAAAGAAATCTCCTTGATCATCAACAGATGGATGACAAGAATTTGTTATCATTGGAGTATCTTCAGTTCCAGCTAAAATAATACCGGGATAATTCTGTTTCATAGCCTTTGCCATTCTAAACGACGCACCTTCAGCCGGAGTTGCTTCTAAATTAAAAAGAAGTCCATGCTGATGTTGTAAAGCATTTGTCATTTTTAACATAAAGTCTAAAACTAGTTCTGCTTTCATTAAACCTTCTTCAGAACTAACTCCATCTTTAATACCCATTATCTGTAAAGTTTCATTTAATCCAACATAACCAATAGTATTAAAATAAGAACCAAATTTTCCTTTTAAGTAATGTTTTGTATAAGGCATTAAATTTAAATCATACATTTCTAAAACGGTTTTTCTTTTCTCCATTAAACCATGTGCTGATATATCCATTGTTTCCATTAATATATTATAAAATTTTTCCCAGTCACCTTCTGATTCATAGGCTATAGCGGGAAGACCCATTGAAACCACACCCAAACTTCCGGTTGATTCTCCGTTACCAAATAATCCACCTGAATGAGTTCTAAGTTCATCAAGATCCATCATTAACCTACAACACATTGACCGGGTATCTCCAGTTGACATTTTTTTCTTTTTTGACATTATACCATTTATTTGATTTGAAATATATGGTCCGCCAAATTTCTTAATATTTTTATATATGACACTCTTAACGTCGGAGCTAATTCCAAAAAATTCTTCAGTTGCATTAATGGTCACAACCGGGAAAGTGAAAATTCTACCGCTTGCATCGCCTTTATTTAATTCTTCAAAAAATATTACATTAAATAAATTTACCCATTTAGTAAATTCTTCATATTTCATTTGTTCACATTCATCATTTAATAAAGGTTTATTTGCGATCATCACTGGTTTTTTAGCCATATCGTCCGGCATTGTTAAAGCCAAAGAGAAGTTTGAGAATGGAGGTTGATTTCCGTATCTTGACGGATAATTTAAATTAAATAAAAGAGACTGAATTGATTGTCTAACTTCTCTTTTAATTTGTTCTATTGCGATTCTTTCAAGCACCTTAGGAAATGTGTTCGCTCCGTTTTTTTCCATTAAGTCATTTAAAATTATTTTAAAGTCATTATAAATATAAGGAGCTAAATATACATCAACATCAGAAAAGGCTTGTGCTCCGGCCCATTCATTCGACAAAATCATAATAAAATTTGTCATCTGGTCTATAGCAGTTCTGAAATGTTTAGCGGGATCTGCTTTGATGTTATTTTTGATTGAAGGAATTCCTTCAGATAAAAGTGAACCAAGTCCCCAGCCAGAACAATATCCAACTATACCATGACCTAAATCATGAATATGAACTTTTCCTTTATTATGAAATTCAACGAGCTGTTTTGATTTTTCATCGTTATATACTTTATTAAAACTATAGTTGGCAATTATTTTACCAGAAATATTATTTAAAAAGCTAGTGAAACAAAAAGATTGGTTGGCATTCTCTTTTTCTCTCCAATCATTTTTGCTTAAATAATTATCCATGTGATTAACCATATTACTTAAATCCATTAAAACCTCCATGCAATTGCTAAATTTTTTCTAGTTAACTTTCTGTGTGTAAAGTTATTTATAAAAGCTAAATGACGAATTAGAAAAAAAAATTTTTCTTAATTAAAACAAATAGTTATAAACTAACTTTTTTAATAAAAAATAAATTTTTTGCTTTAACGGCATGCGCGCGCGTATATAAAAAGATCTTAAGAACTATAGATATACATAAAGAACTATATTATAGATAAATATGTTTTTTATATTTATCTATTGAAACAAAATATGTTCTTTATATTTTGTTTCTTTTTAAAGAACTAGATCTCAAGATATAATATGCTAGAATGCGCGCGCGTATATGCACGCGATTGGTTTCAGTATAAATTTATCGATATAAGCTTAAAAACAAGTTTTGTTAAAATATTTAAATTTTGATAAATAAATATTGATTTTATAACAAATACTTTTTAACAATCATGAACACTAGAAACGTGTTCATGAAAACCTCCACAAGTGGAGGATATTAAGTTAATATCTTTATTTTTATAAATTTTAAAACCCAAAACTTCTTTTTAATAACCCTCATTTAAAATATCCAGAAAATTATTTTAAAAAAGAAATTAAAACTTTTATAAATAAATTATGTGTGTAAGAAAAAATAGTTAACTGTATAGTTTTAACGTGTTTATAAATAATAATAACTATACAATAATTTAATTAGGAGATAAAATAAAATGAATTTAGGAAAACATTTAGTAACTAAAGAAAGAGAAATTAATCCATCTATAATTTTTCAAACCGATAGTATTCCTTTAACTTACGGTAAATTTGAATGGGGACCTTGTGATTACCCTATTTTAACCCAGAATATTCAAGATTTTATAGATACTTTTGGTGAACCAAATAAAGGAGCAACAATTAGTAACAGACCAGAATGGTTTACAGTTGATGATTTATTTAACTATGAAACCCCTGTTTATGTTTATAGAGTTACCGGAGACACTTCAGTAAACTCAAGTAAATTTATTACAGATTCAACAGAATCAAATTTTAAAGTATATTATGATAATTTGGCAGGTGGAACATTTACAGCGTTTAACAGTATAACAAATTCTGCTTCATTTGATGGAGAACTTTTATCCGTCGGTTCTGATGTCGATGGCAATTTTGTAATTTTAACAAATGCAAATAAAGTTTTTTCAACCGCTTTACCATTTACAAACGGGACTGCCACTGCGGATGTCGTATCAATTGCAGATTTTAATTCTATAACATTTACACCGGATACAACAACTATTATAAAAAATGAAGATGAAGTAATAACCGGTGGAATTTCAATAGCATTAACTGGTGATGAAGTAATAAAATTTTATGCTAGATACCCAGGTGCTAAAGGAAATGAATTATATATAACTTATTGTGGTAGTGAATTTTATAGTGATTTTGAATATATTCCTGGAAATAGTATTTCTAAATTATTTAATAGAACTTCTTTGAAGGATGCAGAAATGGCAATAGTTGTTATGCAAAAATTGGGAACTGGTACATGGTCTGTTTTGGAAAGTCATATTGTTTCTGTTAATCGTGACGCTCGTGACGACAGAGGTAAAAATCTATATATAGAAACTGTTTTATTTAATAATTCAAATTATATTTATGGATTCTGTAATGACAATTTATATACAATAGTTCACCCTGAAATTTTGGCTGGAACTATGAATTCTTATGTTGGATATAAATTGACTCCTATAGTTTTAGCTAATGGGGTGGATGTGTTACCAACAAATGAAACTATAGTAGCAACTATGGCTCTAACTGAAGAATGGGGTGGTAATTTTAAATATATAGTTGATAGTAATATATCAGTTCATGCTTCAGTAAAAAGTGAATATATAAATTTAGCCGAAGCACTTGAAACCTCAGCTGTAGTTATGTCATTGGATCCAGATGATTTAAATTTAGCTCAATCTGAATCTAAAATTGTTGATGCAATTAAAACTTATAAATCCGATTTAAATATAACTTCATCTTACGGAGCTTTTGCTGGTAATGTAAAATGGAGATATGATAGATTTAATGATGAATATTTTTGGCAAGGAATGAGTTCAGATTTAGCTGGATTAAGAATCCTTTCAGATAATAATTATTTTGAATGGTATCCAAGTGCTGGATTTAATAGAGGTAAAATTAGAAACGGTGGTAGTATTGCTAGACTTGGTGCATATTATACTGGTGCTTTATTAGATGATATTAATAAAAACAAAATTAATGGTTTTATTGCAACCCCACAAGACGGTATAATTTGTATGGGTGATAACACAATGTATAATCTTGATACAGGACTTTCAAAACTTCATATTAGAATGTTACTTATCGTATTAAAATCTGCGGTTAAGGCTTATATGAAACGAGAAATTTATGAATTCAATAATGTATATACAAGAAACAGAATTACTTCAACAATAAGTCAATATCTTGAAAGAGTAAAAGCTAATCAAGGTATAACTGGTTTTAATGTTGTTTGTAATGAATCAAATAACGGTCCTGCTGTTTTGGACAATAACGAATTAATTTGTGATATTCAAATTAAGCCAATACGAGCTGCTGAATTTATTACATTAACTTTTACATCAGTAGGCGAAAGTGTTAAATTTGAAGAAATAATTTAATTTTAAAAATATACAGAATATAAGGAGAAAATAAATCATGGCTAATAATGCAGTACAAAAATTAAAAACCAAAATGGGAGCTGGAGCAAGAACTAATTTATTTAGAGCTTATATCTTTTTTCCATTCGCAACCCCCGGACTTGATGATGAAAGTTATGTAATGATCCAAAAAGTTGTAATACCAGAAATTAAAATTGAGGATCCAATTGCTGTAGTTTTTCAAGGCGGACACGAATTAAAATTTTCAAAAATAGATAAAAAATATGCTAGTATAGATTTGACTATTCTTAATGATAGTAAATATACATATAGAAAAATGTTAGAAAAATATGTTGAATACATTTCTGGTTGGGGTATTGATGAAAAAGCTGAACCTGAACAGTATGAAAGAGATATGATAATCGAAACTAGAAATTTGGATGGAAGTGTTTCAAGAAGATATATTTTGAAATATTCTTTCCCAACAAGTGTTAGTTCAATAGATCTTGATGCTGGAAATGAAGATATTCAAAGTTATACAGTTAAATTTGAATTCTCCGGTGTAGTTAGAGAAGATGGTTAAGATTAAGTTTTTAGACAAAAATTTAATCTTACCGGGTTATATTAAAAGTTTTATAAATAATATAAATTAACGATTAAACAAAAATAATTTTAATTTTTTAAAGGAGAAATAATACAATGAAAAAAAATCAAAAAGATTTGTTCGGAGAAAATTTTGTACAAGCTATAAAAACTTCATTAAGTGAAGGTAAAAAATTTAAACTTGATGAAAAATCAAAACGTGGAATAAAAAGTATGTGTAAAGAAGCATTAGAAGATGAACTTGAAGATTATATTGAAACTGATGAATCTGAAGAAGGTTTTGACGATGATTTTGAAATGTCTGACGATATGGGTGAAGATTTTAAAGATGATATAATTGACGCTGTTGCTGATGATTATGTTATTGACGTAAGTTCTTTAGACGATTCAGATGAAATAGTAATTACAATTTCTGAAGACGGAAATGTTCAAATTGATAAAATTGAAACTGCAACAGGTGAAGAATTCTCAGGTGAAGAACTTGAATCAGCTGGTGTTATCGAAAGAAAAGTTAGAAAAGAAGGAACTAATACAAAAGGTACAGCAAGAACAAGATTAAATGATGGTTCAGGAAAAGTTAAATATTGGACTGATGAAGAAGGCAAAAGAAAATATTATAAAGACGTTCCCGGTGGAGACAAAGGCCAAGTATCTAAATTGAAAAATGAAGATATTCAAATTAAAGGTGCCGAATTTACAATGGACCCTGAATCTGAAGCAATTATTGATGATAGTGGAAATGTTGAATTTGTTGATAATTATTCCGAAGATGATATGTTATCTGGTGATGATTTATCAGTTGAAGCTGATGACGCTCCTTCAAATGAAAACATGGGTGAAGATGAAAATTTTGGAAACCAAGTTTCAAATGAAGAAGAAGATGACACAATTTTAATATAATTCTAAAAAAGAGGATACCTAATATTATGGCTAATAAATTTTTATTAAGAGAAGAATTTGATGCAAAAGATTTTAAAATTCTTACTGAACATGTAGTTAAAGAAGCTGTCGATAAAAATGGTGCGCCAATTAAATATACAGTAAAAGAATATTATACTGTTGGACCAACTGTTTTAACTGATACAGAAAATCAGAATCATAGAATTTATGGTTCTGAAGATATGGATAAAGCTCTAACAATTTATAAAGAAAAATTTGTAAACAACAATAGAGCTTTGGGGGAATTAGATCATCCGTTTAATGAAGAACAATCCCTTTATATTGAATTAAAAAACTGTAGTCACATGTTTTTAGAATTTAGTAAAGATGGAAAATATATTGTATCTAAAGCTAAAATTTTAGATACACCACAAGGTAAAATTGCAAAATCTCTTGTTGATGCCGGTGTTACAATGGGTATATCAACAAGAGGTATTGGTGATATTGAAGAAAGAATGGGAAAAAACATGGTTGTAAATTATGAATTTGTTACCATGGGTGATTATGTTCATGATCCTTCAGCTCCCGGAGCTTTCTTAGATATTTTGAAAGAAGGTAAAATTTTACTTAAAACCGGATTTTCAGAAAGAGATATACTAAAGATGAAAAAAGAAGAATCAAAGTTAGAAAAAAAATACAGGATTAATTTATCTTCTAAACAGAAGAATATAATTCTTAGTGAGTTTTTTACAAATGTAAAAGACAACTTAAAAAATTAATTTAATAAAAAGGAGATAAATTCAAATGAAAACAAAATTATTCGAAAAAATGATTAAAGTTTATAAAGAAAATAAAGATATTAAAAGTGTTATAACTGAAAATGACTTTAATTCTTTTATGGAAGCTTTCCAAGTTCAATTTGAAAACATTGTAAAGGAAGAAGTTTCTGTTACTAAAAAATCACTTAAAGAAGAATATTCTAAATATTCTAAATCTATGAAAAGTCTTTATGAAAAAAAAGTTGCACAAGGTGTTTCAAGTGTATTAGAAGATATTGTAAATTTTACAGCTAAAACTTGTTTCAGTGAAAACAAAAAAATGGTTGAAAAATATATCAAAAATACTTTGAATGAAGAAGTTAAACACGTAAGAAGTGAAATTAACCAAACTGTTAAAGCTGAAGCAAAAAGAAATACAAAAGCGGTTAAAGAATTTGTTAAGCAGAATAAATATGGGTTTGTTATAGAACAACTAAAAGGTTTAGTTAAACAATTGGGTATCGAAGAAAATTTTGATTCACTTGCTGAAATTAAAAAAGTAACAACAAGATATAATATTCAGGTTAAAGAGAATAAAAAAATGAAGAAAAAATATGCAAAAACTGAAATGAAAAAAATATTTAATGAATCTTTTGGAAATTATTCACAACTTCAAAAAGAAAATGTTAAAAATTTATTCAAAGGTAAAAAATTTAAATCAATGTTAGAATTTAAAGAACAGATCGCTATAATCAAGACTGGATTAAACGAAGGCATTATTGATCCCAATAAAAAAGATACAATGAAAGCAAGAATTAACGAAAGAAATAATTCTATAAAAGAAAATAAAACTTTTATAAATAATAGTAATACAGCACCAATCGTTGGAAACTCTATTGATGCTATATTAGAAAGAACTTATAAAAAAATGCAAAAAAATTAAGAAATATTAAAAACAAAAAGGAGAACTTGAAATGAATGAAAACAATGTGCTTATGGAAAAATGGGCAAAAAAAGGCCTAATTGAAAAATCAGATACATCAGGTGGAGTAGTAAAACCTAATTATGGTATTCTTTCTGAAAAAAGAAAACTTATCGTAGCAACAATGTTAGAAAATACTGAAAAAAGTATTAAAGAAGCAACAACAACTTCTGACGTTCAAAATTTTATACCTGTTTTAATTCCGGTATTAAGAAGAACTATACCTGGACTTGTTGCATTTGATCTTTGTGGAACTCAACCAATGAATACACCAAACGGACTAATCTTTGCAATCGTTCCAACTTTTAACGGAACAATGAACAGAGAACTTGAACCTGACGATACACAAATCATAAAACTAGCATCAGCTATTGCTGGACTTACTATTGGTGATGTTATATCACAGGGTGCTGTTACTGGTACATCAATTGCTGTTGGAACTGTAGAACATATTACTGCGGATTTTAAAGCAGTTTTAGTAAAAAATACAACTGGAACATTTTATGCAACTCCTTCAGCTTCATCTGAAGATAAAATTTTTGTTGGTGCAACATATACAACAAATGTTGCTAATGTTAACGTTGAGGGTGTTTTTGACAACGTTGCTATGTGGAATGTTTTGATTGATAATTATGGTGGACCTTATGTGACAGCTAATGCTGAATATCTTGGAAAAGATATTAAAGAAATGGGTTTCAAAATTGAAAAGAAAACAGTTGAAGCAGGAACACATAAGCTTAAAGCTAGATATTCAATTGAAATGGAAGCTGATTTAAGAAATGTTCATGGTTTAAATGCTGAAGAAGAAATACAGAACTTCTTATCTGCACAAATCTCTACTGAAATAAATGCAGTTCTTTTAAACAAAATGAAAGCTCTAGCAATAACTGGTGGAATGATAACATATGATTATTCTTCAATCGCTTCTGGTGATGGTAGATGGGAATATGAAAAATATAAAAACCTAGTTTCAAAAATCGAAGGAATGGCAAACGACATTTTTAAAGAAACAAGAAGAGGTAAAGGAAACTTTATTTTCGCTTCTCCAAACGTTGTTTCAATTCTTACAATCTTGTCAAGAGGTCTTTACGATACAAGTAATGACAACATGAACAAATTGAATTCTGATTATGATCCAAACAATGGTTATGCTGGTATGTTTAATAACATGAAAGTATATGTTGATCCTTGGGCTGAAGAAGATTACTTAGTAATTGGTTATAAAGGAACTTCTGAATTTGATGCTGGACTTTTCTTCTGTCCTTATATTCCTTTACAAGCTCTTAAAACAACTGAACAAGATACAGGAAATCCAGTAATTTTCATGCAGTCAAGATACGGTTATGCTGAAAATCCATTTGGTGGAAAAGCTTTCTTCAGATATATTAAAGTTGAAAACATTCCGTTCTATAACTAAATCTAAATACCGGGATTAAGTTCCCGGATTTATTTTAATAATTTAAAAAGAGTCTAATTAATTTTAGACTCTTTTTTCTTATATAAGATCTAATGCTTCTATATTTTCAAATGCTAATTCTTGATTATAATATTTTTCTAATACTAAATCCATCTCGTTTAAAATTTCTTTTTGGGATAATTTATATTTATTTAAATTTATTTTCTTTTCAATTTTTATTTTTGTTGGATCTGGTTCACCTTTTATAACATAGTCTGAATCTCCGGTAAAACCTCTAACATCAAACTCAAGAAAATTATCTAATGTATATCTTATATAACATATAGCTGTTATGTTATATATTGTACTCCTGAATTCTAAGTGAATGTATATGTTTGATAAATTATGACAATTTAAATTAAAAGAAGTTTCAGATAAATAAATAAATTTAGCTTTATGTTTAGTGTGTTCCCTACAATAATGTTTATTAATACATTTAATTAAAGCTTTTGTTTTCCTATATACACTTTTTTCTGGTGTTTTTCTTTTACCACTCATATTACCTCCAAGGATTCTTCTATAAATTCAACATATTCTTTTTCATAATAGTATTCTAAAATGGATTCTATTTTTTTAATAATATCCACATAAAAGGTTTCATTTGAGGCTTGTTTCCTAAAACGATAATTGGTTTGCTTGTATTTATTGGCACTAATGTAAGGTATAAAGTTATAAGTATAAAACTTAATTTTTATATTATTTAAAAATTGATCCAAAGAAATTTCAAAATGAACAGTTGTATATTTTAAAGCACTTTCAAATTTAAGTGTGATTATAGTTTCATTTGGAGTTGTCGTTGATTGTGAAACCATAAATTTATCATTGAACTTAGTTGACCCTTTTTTAAAATGTATTCCGATTTTGGAAACTAGAATTTTCGCTTTATTTTCAAGCATTTTAGTATAAATTATCATTTTAGATTACCTCCGTCTTCTTACCTCATAATATAATTATACACTAACCACTAACCTTTGTACAATTATATGTTAGTTATTAAATAGGCCATTTGGGGCCTTCTGATTTTCTGGTGGTCAAACTATAACTAAGATAATAAAAATAACACCACGATGATTTTTGTCCGCTTAGAATTTAAAAGAATTTTAATTTCTTAAGTTAAATTTTAAAAGAAAACATTATAACATAACCGCTGACCCTTGTACAATTTATTTTTATAATTATTTTTATATAGAAGTTCTAATATAAACTAAATAAAAGAAAACATTATAACATAACCGCTAACCCTTGTACAATTATATAGAAGGTTTACAAATATTCAATTGTGTTATATAATTATATTAATCAAACAAATAAAGGAGAACCATGCTAATAATAAATAAATTTACGGTTTTGAAATATTTACAACAGATGGGTATTAGTTCTATTAATAATAAGGGTCATTATTTAAATTTCCGTTGTCCATTTTGCGGTGATAGTAAAACCAACTCTACAAAAAAACGAGGTAATATTGTAATGGAACAAAAACCTTATTTCAGGTGTTTCAATTGTAATGTCTCAATGAGTATTTTTGATTTTTTTAAACAACAATCAAAAAGTATATATATGGAATTTTGTAAAGAAATTTATTTTAATAAAACTCCGGTTATTCCAGTTATACCTAAAGTTGAATTGGATTTTAATAAAGATTTTTTAGAATATATAAAAGACTATAAATTAGAATATTCATCTATTGGACAAAATTATCTGTTGTCTAGAGGAATTATTTTAACTGATTTTATTAATAAACAATTATATTTCCACCCAAACCTTGATGAGATATACACAAAATTCTTTCCAAAAAAATCAGTTATTTTTGGTCAGGGTATATTAATTCCAACTTTTAATTGGAAGAATAAATTGAATGGTTTTCAAATTAGATTATTAAACTCTAAAAGTATGAGATATGTAACCCTAAAATTGGACGATGGTGGGAATATGTTATTTAATTTACCAAACGTAAACCCAAAGAAACTAATTTATTTAAACGAAGGATTTTTTGATGGACAATTCTTGGGTAATTCAATCAATACTAATTTGGCTTCTATAAGATCAGTTGCTGAAAAATTAACAAGAAATCTTCCGAAAGAAAAATTAACAATAATTTTAGACAACGAACAATCTAATGAAATAAAAAAGTTAATGAACTTTTGTATTAAAAATCATTATAAAATTTTTATATGGCCAAAAGATTGTGGTGAGATTAAAGATATAAATGAGTTATATTTAAAAAAGTTTATCGGAAAACGAGATAAATTAATTGAGTTTATAAATAATAATACACATGTAAGTATTAAAGCTAAAATGTATTTTAATGCTTGGTCACACAAATAGGAGGCTAAAACCAATGTTCAAAAATTTTTATTTAAATATTGAATTGCTTGACAAATATGCAAAAGTGCCAACAAGAGCACATTCCGGAGACGCTGGTCTTGATGTTTATGCAACAAAAACTTATACAATTAAGGCTAACTCAGATATATTAATACCATTAGGTTGGAGATGTGAATTCCCAGAAGGATTTGTTATGACGGTAAAAGAAAAATCTGGAAGAGCTGTTAATAATAAATTAACTTGCGGAGCTTGTATAATTGATAGTTTATATCGTGGAGTTCCACATGTTCATTTATTTAACAATGGTTCTAATGATGTTTTAATTAACCGCGGTGAAAAAATTGCACAGTTAGTAATAACCAAATGTTGGGATGGTTTTCCAAAATTAGTAAAACATGTAAATATAGAAACAGATAGAAACACCGGTGGATTTGGTTCAACTGGAATAAAATAACACGGAGGAAACATTAAATGCAAGACTTATTACAATTTTCAGAAGGGTTAAACTTTCAGAAAGAATTAATTTTACCAGTTTCAAAATATAAAATAACAGTAAGACCTTTAAAAGTTAAAGATGCTATGGGGCTTTCTGTAAACAATCTAAAAGATTTGGTACAAAACAAATATAAAAATAGAAAAGAATTTGAAAATATGTATTCCGAATTCAGACAAGTGTTGGATTCATCTATAGAAATGGTTTCTGATTTATCAAAAGATAAGCTAGAAAGTTTATGTTTCTTAGATTATATTTATTTATTTTCATTTATCAGAAACCAATCAGAAGGTGAAACTAGTTTAATAATTTCAACTTTATGTAAAGAAACGGGGTGTGATCACAAAGTTAATCTTGAATTAAAAATAGATGAATTAAATATTGATAACTTAGATTTTAATAATAAACTGAAATATGAAGCTAATAATATAGAATTTGAATTTTCAACAAAAAAAATTGGTTTTCATGAATTTATGCAATTAACTTTATTATTGGCTGATATTGAAAAATTAAAAGACATGAATTTGAAAACTCAGAATGAATTAATGGATATGTTATATAATATATTATTTAATATAGTAAATACATTGAAGGTTACAAAAGGTACTGAAGTTCATTCATATAAAATGACTAAATCAAATTCAGAACAATTAACACCTTCGGAAGTGAACCTTACAAAATTTAAAACATTTATGATGGATATATTACCAAGATTTATAACTACAAAATTATTCAAGGAGCTTTTAGTGAGCCAACCACAAATAAATGGTGAAATTTCCGAAAAATGTGAAGCTGGTCATATAAATAAAGTTGTGGTGAATAGTTTCAGTTTTTTTATGCTAATTTAAACCGGTTTGAAGATGATACTATTTATAGAAGAATTTTCATGTTAAATAAAGCTGAGTTTAGTTTAGAATCATTGGAAAAAATGTGGTATTATGAATTAGATATTTATGAAGTAATGGAATTAGATTACCGGGATAAAGTAAATAAAAGTCGAAATAATAAATAAAAGGATATGACGAATGGAAAATCAAAAATATAATATTGACAGAATTTTTAATAACTTAGAGAAATTGGATAAAGAAAAAACAAATAAATCTGAATGTATTTTAGTTCAAGAAAAAATAAATTTATTATTTAAAGACGAAAAAGAAGAAATTATAAGAAATTCTGAAGCTATTGGTTTTATTTCAAAAGAATTATCCGATGAAAAATTAAATCTTGGTATACTGAAAGAAAAATTGGATAATGTTTTGACAGACGATAAACAAACTAAACTTTTTAAAAAAGAAACATACAGAAGATTCGGTTTAATTATTTTAGGTAGTATTATAGCTATAATTATTCCAGCTTTTTTAACTTTGTTAAAAGGTAATTTAATTCAGCTTATAAAGAATTTATTTCAGGGAGTAATTTAAATGGAACTAAACAAAATACCTAAAAAATATAAAATAATGGGGATCGGAATTCTTATAACTTTTATAATATCTTTTCTAATATATTCAGCATTTAATTTAAATGATCTTGGTTTTCAACTAAAATGGCTAGAATATTTCTGGGGTTTAACTCTATATAGTAGTTTACTTTTTGTAGTCTTACATAAGTCTTTATCTAAAACAAAGAAACATATCATTTATTTAATAGTATTTATATCATTACTTTTATTTATAGCATTTATGCCCGATAATGTAAATAAGACTAATGTACCTATATCTTCAATTATATGTTTTTCTTTATTTTATAATTTGGCTTTTCTAGGTATTTTATATGAGATCTCAAAATTAAATCTTAAAACAATATTCTTAATAGTTTCAAATTTAATTATAAGTCTAGGTTTATTGTCTGGTATTTATATAATAAACTCTTTATTTGTATTATCCTATTCAACAACTTTAACTTACATAATAGGTTTACTTTTAATTACCTATATTTTATGGAATATGAAGGCTCAAATATTCAAGATAAAAAATTTATATATATTATTTATATTATTAGGAAACCTTATAACTATAATGTTTTATTTTATAATGTTGGCCTGTCATTTAAAAGGTTTATTTGTAATAAATACTAATATAATAGTATATATTTGTACATTACAACCGTTGTTTTATTGGTTAGGTGTTAATTTTATATTAATGGAGGATTAAAATGTCATTTGGTAATAATATAGATACTGATATTTTTAATTCATCTAATTTTTCCGATACATTAGAACATCAATTAGGTATACATTTAACAATACTTATGGTAGAAATTCTGGGAACATACCCCGGATATTTAATAACGGATTCTATTTATACTGGAACATATATAAATTCAACTGGTGGGGAAGTAAAATCCGCAGGATTTGGTACAACTCCGGTTGATGTTACTGGTTTAAATATATCTGAAGAAGAGCGAACATGGGAAGCTTATTTAACAAGCCTTTCGGCTCAATATGCTACAATAAATAATTATTTTGAAAGCTCAACTCCAGCAGATCTAAATAATGATTTAACTTTACTCGATGCAAATGCAAGACCAGTTGGAAGAGCTGGATATTTATCAAGATATGCCGACACAAACTTTTTGGCTTTATCTAATTATGCAAGTGAGTCTTATATTTTATATGATGATTCAACTGTTCCATTAATTCCAGCTTCATATTATGATATTAATAAATTCGTAGATATTTTTGAATACTACAAACAGGTTATATTTTCATCATTTTATAACCTACTAAGTACAACACTAACAGCAAATACTTTAATGTATCAATGGTATTCAACTCCAGCTCCTGCTCATTGGGGTGATCCAGACTCTAATCCAGTAGAAGAAACATTTGACGATACATTTATAACAACAACTTTTGCTGGTATTTTTTCATATACCGGAACCGAAGAACCCGCATTAATTGCTTTAATGACCGGAACTGGAACTTTTGTTGTTGATAGTATAACTTATGACGAAGGAGTAGAAAATTTTGTTTCTCCAATAGGAAATCCAACGTTATCTAATATGTTTACTTTATTTAACATAATTGGTGCATCTGGTGGATCTATAATAAATAGAAATTATAATGATAGAGTAACTTATCCGATCGCAGAATACCCGGATATAGAAAATTTTTATATTATTAAAAAATTATATAATGTTGTATTTAGTTTTTACAATCTGGATTATCTTTATCCTAGAAAATTAAAATTATAAAAAGGAATTAAATATGGGTCAAGAAATTGCAACTAAAATAAGTAGGGGTATTGGTATATGTGACCACGGAGCTCCAGATGGTTGTCCACATACAGTTAATATTTATTTTACTGTTGCCTTTTCACAAAACTTTTCATCAAATAACAATCCCGTTGTAAGGAAAAATGATAGAGTTATTACAACATGCCCACATTGTGGTACTGGTATTATAATAACTGGTGCTTCAAAATTATCAAATAATGGTATTCCGGTTGCAAGAAAATCTGATAGAATAACATTACCCGGTGGACAAGGTAACATCATAGCAAACACTTCAAATAATTTTATTTCGACTTAATTACACAGTATTCATTTTGTGTTATAAATAATATAAAACATATAAAGGATATAATACTATGGCTATAACTTATTCCGATTTTGATATAACCCTTTTGAAAAATGAAAATTTAGATATGACAAAAATAACAAACGCTGATAGTATTCATAATTCAATTAGAAGTGTTATTATGACAAAAAAAGGTGAAAGAAAATTTAACCCGGACTTTGGATCTAATTTAAAAATGTACCTGTTTGAACCAATTTCATTATTAACTGCTGAAGAAATGAGAGATGATCTAACTGTTAATATTGCAAAATGGGAACCTAGAGTTGACGCTATAGCAGTAGAGGTTTCCCCAATACCAGATGAAAATATGTATGTTATTAATATAAAATATTTAGAAAGAATAACCCAACAACTAAAAGAACTTAATTTTAGTATTGATGTTAATAGATAAAGGAGATATTTAAAATGAGCTTAAAAGTAAATAGGGAATTTGATAAAATAGAGTTTGCTGAAGTAAAATTAAAATTAAAAGAATTTTTAAAAACACAAGATGAATTTAAAGATTATAACTTTGAGGGAGCAAATATTTCGGTAATGTTAGATATTATGGCATATAGTATTCATTATCTATTATATTATTTAAATGTTTCCATCAATGAATTTTTCCTAGCTTACACAGGAATTAAAGAAAATGGAATTACTTTATCAAAATCATTGGGTTATAAAGCAAGAAGAAAAGTATCATCAACCGGTGAAATTTTTATTATACCAAATTCTGAATTAAAAGTTATTGATGCTGTTAACACAATGTTAATTCCTGCCTTAACCAAATTAAGTTCTGGTGAATTTTCACTAATAACAACTGAAGATAAAGTTTTAAATGATGAAAATGGTGATAATATAAGTGTACAAGAAGGTGAACTAATAAATATTAATTATACTGTTGTTGATGGAGTTTCAGATTATATTATTAATGAACTTGCTGATGATATTGAAAATACTTTTTTCCGAGTTTTTGTAAATGGTGAAGAATTTACAGCAAATTCAGATTATAAAGAATTTATTAATGGGAGTTCAAAAATATATTTCTTAGCCAGAATTCAAGATAAATTAAGAATATCCTTTGGCGATGGAATATTTGGTCTGGCCGTTCCTGAAGGTGGATTAATAGAATTAAAATATTTAAAATCAAGTGGAAGTTCTGGTAACACAATTGGATTTATTACATTAGATGAAACTCTAATTGATAGTAATTCAGCTACTTGGACAGCTGAAGAATTATCTATAACAATTTCCAATTCTATTCTTGGTGGAACTGATGAAGAAAGTTTGGACTCAATAAAATTAAATGCTCCAAAATCATTTAGTGCACAAGAACGAGCAATAACTAGAGATGATTATGATGTTATTTTATCACAAGCTGGATATAATGCAACTGTTTGGGGCGGAGATTTAGAATTTGAAGTGTATTCAATTCCCAGCGGATATGCTGTTGCTGGAAGTTCTTACGGTTTAGCTAATGGAGATCTTGATTTATTTCTTGGTGGAATTATTCCACCATATTTTACCACAGAAGTTAGAGACGAATTAGAACAATATGATTTTGTTTCAGAAGTTTATGATGATATGGTTTGGGAATTAAATTTAGTACCGGTTCCAATTTCAGATTTACCAGCTCCATTAGATGATGTTACTTATACATATTGGAAATTAACACATAAACCAAAAATTGGCCATGTATTTATGACAGGATTTAATATTGATGGAAGTGGAAATAAAGTAAAATATTCTGATACTGATGTAATAAATTTTAAATCATTTATAAGAAATCAAAAAGTAATAACATTAAAAGTTTTACCAAAAGAACCAAATATAATTGATTATAATTTAAATATAGTTTTAGCTAAAGTTGATAATTTCCTGGGTAATGGACAAGAACTTATTAATAATATAAAAGCAGACGTTTTATCATATTTCAATGAAAATTTTACAGGTTGGAATAAAGAAATTATAAAATCACAAATGATTGATTTGGTTATGAATAATACAGATATAAAATATTGTACTATTGATTATACCACAAGTGCAAAAGTTTATGAGCCTTATGGATTGGGTAATTATTTAACAATAAGATATTTTAATGGACTTGGTGTTTCTTCAATTGTTATAACTGAAGACGGCGGTGGAATTGTTGCTTCGGATAACGGAACTGGTTTAATGAGAGATGAAACAAATACTAATATTACAGATTCTAGGGTTGATTATGAAAACGGTGTAGTTGAATTAAAATTATCTGACACCACTATAAATTTTGATACTAATACTTACACTATAACTTTTGAATATACTGATGAAGAATATCAATTAAACAAAAAAGAAGTTTATTTAAACGAAATAATATCATCTGATATAAATGTTACATTTAGAACCTAAAGGAGATATAATTAAATGGCTAATCAAAAAAGAAAAATATTAACTATATTCGCAAATAGATTTATACCAGATTGGATCAGAGAAGATTCACCCTCTTTTGTTTCTTTTATAAAATATTATTTAAAATTTGTAGAAGATAATTATTATTTGGAATATCAGAATTTTTTAACATCAGTTGACGTGGATCTAGTAAATGAAATAAATGAATATAATAAGAATATTACTGTAAGAACGGATTTTACAACTTTGCCGGCTGTTAATGATATTTTAGTTGGTGAGACTTCCGGAATTTTGGGAACAGTTTATCAGGTAATTTCAAATAGTAATGTTTATGTAAAGATGAATAATTTATCTGATGAATATGACGTTAAACCAATTTTAGATGATAGTGAAAATGTTTATATTCAATCTAGACCTGGGGAAATAGTTCAAATTAAATCTTTTAATGATATAGCTCAAGAATTTTTTATTAATTTATTTCTTCAACAATACGGTTATAATCTTAGAAATTTATTAAAAGATGATTCTATAACTTTAAATTCAAAATCAGCATTCTTAAAAAATATTAAAAAAATAAATGTGAATAAAGGAACGGTTGAAGGTTTTAATACTTTTTTCAATTCATATCGAAGTAAGGATTTTGAAGATCCAAATGTTCACATTAGAATAACTGATGAATTATTTTTAAATAATTCAACTGGATTAATTGAAGGTTTTTCTGATCCACAAACTGGAGACGATGATCCGGTAACATATTCACCAATTCCATTTATGTATAAAATAGAAACTAATTTAGACCCATTATCATTTAGACAAGTTATAATGGATTCAATACACCCAATAGGATTTAGATTACTTTATGATTTTATTTCTAGTTGGAATGAAATTTTGGCATTAAGTAGAGCTGGCGGAACAATAATTGATACAGAAGTTTTCTTTACAAATAATGAAACTGAATATGGATTAAAAGATACAAGAACTTATGGCTAGAATTTTTTAAGTTTATAAATAATATAAATTAACATATAAAAAGGAGCAAATTTTATGGCTGTTGCAAATAATGGTATAATTACTAACAAAACCGCTCAAGCTATTATGGCTTATCAATTAGATCCAACTGATGATTATAAAATTATTGGTTTTGGTTATTCACATACTGAATTAGCTACATTGGATCCAGCAACTAATACCCCATTACCAGTTGATACAACTCAAGTAAAGACCCACATGCTGGCTGATGCGGATGGTACTTTTCAAATAAAAACTTGGGATGCAGACTCAATTGAATTTCGTTGTGTTATTCCTAGAGAAGATTTTAATGGAGCTGTTTCTGGTGATTATATTTTTGATAATAAAGTTATTGATGGATCAAATGAATATTTTCCAATTAAATCATTCTACATTTATGCAGAAAAAGTTTTAACTGGTGAAGTATTTGTATTTTTTATAGGAAGAGCTTTAACTACAATTAATTTTGATGGAACGCAAAGAATTTCATTAAAATCAGTTATATATTATGCAAACGTTGGATCATCTTCTGAAATAAAAGAATTAGAACAAACTATTCCAGATGAATGGACAAACTTCTTTTATGATTTTAGAAATATAATGACAGTTTATGTTAATAATGATGGATCCGGAAATGATTTTGATTATCTTGGTAGAAGTGAAGAATTTCCATTTGCTTCACTTAATAGAGCATTGAAAGAAATTCCATTTGGATGTTGGGGATATATAAGGGTAAAAGATAATGGAGCGGGAAGTCCTTATTTATTAACTGAACACCATAATCTTATTGGTACTTATATAGCAATCGGATTGGATTCTACTGCTGGTGCTGGAGATAAGGTTAGAATTACAAGAAACGTTGACGCAAGTATTGCCTTATATAATGCTGGATTTTTACAATTTACTTCAGATACAGAATTTATCGATGGTGTTTATGCACATAATTTATTGTATGTGTATGATAATTCTACAATTTCATTTTCCGGAAATACCGAAATTACACTTGATGCAACAAGTAACGATTTTATTACTGGAAATCAAGGAACTTTTATTAATGGTGTAAGCGGAGTCTTTGATATAAGTAATCTTAATGGTAAAAAAATAGTAAACTTTTCAGATGACAGTTATTTTAAATATATAGATTTAAATAGTGCTTCTTCTAACTTAGTTCCAGCTACACATTTTAATACAAATTGTAAAGTTATGACAAAAGCTGAAGTTATTGCACTTATTTCGTCCAGTGCTATTGACGCTTATACAAAAACAGAATTAAACGCGGGTCAACTTGATAATAGATATTATACCGAAACAGAATTAAACGCGGGTCAACTTGATAATAGATATTATACCGAAACAGAATTAAACGCGGGTCAACTCGATACTAGATATTATACCGAAACAGAATTAAATGGAACAGTTGGTTCAGCTGGTGCAAAAGAAGATAAATTTAATAAAAATACTGCACACAATAAAAATTTTGGTACAACAGTTGGAACGGTTAC